ATACAAAATTTCACAGATGGTAAAAAGTATAATACAACAACCGATAGCGATGAATAAATAGTATTATGGCAATAAACAAAGTAGGATCAAAAGGTATATTAGACGGGTCAGTCGCAGCGGCAGATTTTGGAGCAGGTGCTATTACTAGTGCTAAACTTGCTGACGGTGCAGTCACAAACGCAAAATTATCTAATTCATCAATCACAGTATCAGGCACATCTGTTGCATTAGGTGCTAGTGGTACATTAAATAATCAATTTGTAGATTGGCAATCTGTAATTACTGGTAATACGACTATGGTCGCTGGTAGAGGTTACTTTGTAAATACTACCGGTGGCGCTATTTCAATGACATTACCGGCGTCTGCAACTATTGGTGATCTTGTAGTAATAAAAGATTACGCAGGTACTTTTGCCACAAATAAATTAACTATTTTAAGAAACAGTCATAATATTCAAGGTGTCGCTAATGATTCACTAATAGACACTAATAGAGCTTCAATTGTTTTAGTTTATGTTGACTCTACAAAAGGTTGGTTATATACAGATGAACATAATGTAGCTGATTTACAAGGACCTACATTTGTAAATGCCACTGGTGGTACAGTTACTACATCAGGTAATGATAAAATACATTCTTTTACAGGTGACGGAAATTTTGTTGTTGCTTCAATAGGTAATCCAGGAGGTGGACCAAATTCAGTAGATTATCTAGTTGTTGCCGGAGGTGCAGGTGGAGCAATTGATAGAGGAGGTGGAGGAGGCGCAGGAGGTTATAGAACATCTTACCCAAGTCCAGCAGGTACAATTGCTGTTACAGCCCAAACATATCCAATTACAGTAGGTGGTGGAGGTAATGGTCAAACAAGTTATTCAGCTAATCCTGGAGCAGGAAGTAATTCAATATTCTCAACAATAACATCTGCAGGAGGAGGTGCTGCTGGTAACGGAGACTCTTCTCCTGGATCGGAACCAGGTCAAGCAGGAGGTTCTGGTGGTGGTGGCCACGGACAATACAATATGCCAGGTGGCGCAGGTAACACACCTCCAGTAAGTCCACCTCAAGGAAATGCCGGTGGTAATGGTATTCCAGGAGCAAATTATGGATCAGGTGGTGGTGGTGGCGCAGGTGCCGCTGGTAGTAATGGCGCACCAGGTAATGGAGGCGCAGGTGGTGTTGGATTACCTAATTCTATAATAGGATCAGCAACATTTTACGCTGGTGGTGGTGGTGGATCAGTAAGTCAACAACCAATTGGAAATCCTAGACCAGGTGGAGCTGGAGGAAATGGTGGAGGTGGCGCTGGTGGTACAGGACCAGGAACAGCTGGTGTAGCTGGCACAGCTAATACTGGTGGTGGTGGAGGAGGAGACGCTAATGCTCCTGTTAATACAGGTGGCGCTGGTGGTAAAGGAATCGTTATAATAAGATATAAATTTCAATAGGGAAACATTATAAATAGTATAAAAGAGAATTAACATGGCAATAGATAAAATTGGATCAAAAGCATTAACAGATTGTTCAGTAGTGGCAGCTGATATAGCGCCAGGAACAGTCACAGTAACTCAATTAGCGGGTAGTATCGCTAACGCAAAACTAGCAAATTCAACTGTAACTATTAATGGTACAGCAGTCGCACTAGGTGCATCTGCGTCTATTGATGCAATAGCTTGGCAATCTGTCGTTGTATCTGATGGATCAACAGTCACTACAATGGTCGCTGGAAGAGGTTACTTTATCAATAACACAAGTGCCGCAGGTATTGTAAAATTACCTGCTGGTGGAACTGCTGGTGACACTATCGCTATCAAAGATTACGCTGGTAACTTTGCCACAAACAAATTAACCATTCAAAGAAATGGTCATAATATTCAAGGTGTCGCTAATGATGGATCAATAGGAACTAACCGTGCCTCTCTTACACTAGTTTACATTGACGCCACAAAAGGTTGGTTATACACTAACGAATCAAATGTTGCTGATTTACAAAATAAACAGTATGTAGCGGCAACTGGTGGTACAACACTAACAGTAAGTGACCACAAAACACACGTTTTCACAGGTGATAGCAACTTTGTCGTATCTAACGCAGGAAATTCTGTTGGTTCAAATACAATTGAGTATCTAGTAGTTGCTGGAGGCGGTGGTGGAGCAAAAGCAGCTGGTGGTGGTGGAGGAGCCGGAGGATTTAGAACATTTATTAGTGGTGCTCCAAATCCATTAAATGCTCCTGCAGGAATTACAGCAGCAGTTCAAACTTATCCAATAACAGTTGGAGCAGCTGGAGCCGGAGGTTCTAATGGTTGTAGTTCAGGTGATGTCACTCCAGGAGCGACTTCAGTCTTTTCAACTATTACATCTGCTGGTGGTGGAAGTGGTGGTCCTAGTGGTAGTGGAGGTAATGGTGGCTCAGGTAGAGGTGGAGGATCTCCAGGAGGAGATCCAGGAGGAACAGGTAATACACCTCCTACTAGTCCTCCTCAAGGAAATAACGGTGGTCAAGGTAATCCTGGTAGTGGTCAAGGTGGCGGCGGAGGTGGTGCCGGCGCAGTTGGTGTTGCAGGTCCTTCAGGTGGAGCCGGAGGTATAGGTAGTTATATACCTGATGCATCTATTGGTCCAACAGCTCCAAGTTATGGAGAACCAGGCCCAGTCGGTTCAACAAGATATTTTGCTGGTGGTGGGGGAACAGGTCGTTATTTAAGTGGTACTGGTGGAGCTGGTGGTGTAGGTGGAGGAGGAAATGGAAAAGCTTCAAACGGCACAGGTGGTACAACTGGTTCAAACAATACAGGTGGTGGAGGTGGTGGAGGTTATCACCCAGGTAGTTTAAATGGTGCTGGAACCAGTGGTGGTAAAGGAATTGTTATATTAAGATATAAATTCCAAAATTAATACGCTTTTTTAAAAGCATTATATATATTATTATGAAAGATACTGATTATGAGATATTACCTTTTTTTCCAAAAGTTTTTTACACTAAAGATTTAAATTTAATAAATGACAAAGATTATGATAATATTCTTTTAAACTGTAAAAAACAAAAATATATTACTACAAATAAACAAAATTCAAATTCTTCTAAAGCATCTAAAAGTCAGAAAATACTTGATTTAAAAGATTTCAATAAATTAAAACAAATAATATATAACGAATTTAATTTTTTTAAAAATAATATTTTAAAATATACCAATACCAATTTTAAAATCACATCATCTTGGATTACTAAAACTGAAAAAAATAATTACTCACTACTTCACAATCATAACAATTCTATGTTTAGTGGTATATTTTATGTTAATGTCAATGAAAAACAACTTAATGTATCATTTCAAAATATTTTTAAATCATCATTTTCAATAGAACCTAAAGAATATAATATATTTAATTCATGTGAACAAAAAGTATTTGTAAAAAATAAAACATTAATTTTATTTCCAAGTGAAGTATATCATACTATTTTATCTAACGAAATGTATAATGATAGATATTCTATAGCTTTTAATATTCTTCCTACTGGTAAAATTGGCATAAACAATACTGACGAACAGGTTAATATAAACGTTGTATAAATAAAAGTGAATTAGGGAATTAAAACATGAACTTGAAAAACTATTATTATTATTTTCAATCAGCATTATCTCCTAAATTATGTGATGACATAATTAGATATGGTACAGCTCATAATTCGGAAATGGCCGTCACAGGTGGCGTTGAAAGAGAAGACGGATCAGGTCGTAAAGCTGATGGTTCTCTAAAAAAATCAGTAATCAATAACATACAAAAGAAAAGAAAATCTGATATTGTTTGGTTAAGCGATAGATGGATTTATAAAGAAGTACACCCATACATACACGAAGCAAATAAAAAAGCTGGTTGGAACTTTGATTGGGATTGGTCAGAGTCTTGTCAATTTACAAAGTATGGTGTAGGTCAATATTACGGATGGCATTGTGATAGTTGGAACCAACCATATAATAGATCAAAACAAAGAAATGAACAAGGTGTTTTACCACCAGATCATGGTAAGATAAGAAAGTTGTCTGTGACTATATCACTAAATGACCCAAGTGAATATGAAGGTGGTAATTTAGAATTTGATTTTAGAAATGACCATGACTTTGAAAGAAATAAAAAACGACCAGTAAAAGCTTGTACAGAAATAAGACCAAGAGGATCAATAATAGTATTTCCAAGTTTTGTGTGGCACAGAGTAGCGCCAGTAACTAAAGGAACAAGATACTCTTTAGTAATGTGGAATTTAGGGTACCCTTTTAGATAATGTATATATAAGTGATAGGAGAAAAAATGAAACAAGATATTATGCAAACAGATTGGTATTTTTCCACACCTGTATATTCTATAATGAAAACAGAGTGGTTAAAACCAGCAATTAAA